TCCGTCTTTAATTGCGTCATGTGCGGATTTCCAAGGATCCATCTTTGCTCTATACAGAATCTCAGCTCTTAGGTAATTTCCAATACCATTAAAATACTTTTGATCCATTAGCATTTCACATATTGGTTTTTTGAATACCTTCTTATGTCTATTTGAAACGAGATTTTTTACAAATTCGTCGTGTTCAAACACTGGATCTGGGCCCCTATTTTGAGACCAGTCTTCAACCCAGCTCCATTTAGCAAAACGTCTAACATCCACTAGACACATTATACTGCCGTCAAACGACTCAAACATTAGATGGGAATGATCTGGGATCTGAGTAGCATGGCTAACATTTCTCCAATGTCCACTCATTCCAAACGTTACTTTAAGCTTCCTGATTTCACCAGATTTAACCCCGGTCAGATATACTATAGATTCTTTACCTCTAGATTTGGCGCTAACTGTGAATCCCTCAACATCCGTGGGAGTGAGGGATAGATCAGTAGACACTTTACTTTCTGGAGATTTATGAACTGCTCTAAATCTTTTAGATTCGGCTTTAGAGTTAAAAAACTCTGTCATTAATTTAACTTCTGCTAATTCAGGCATCTGTATCCGGTATTGATATATTATTCTTCTTACGATATTCTAGTTCTTGAATGTAATATTTCAAGTGTGGATGATCCTGAGGAACAAAGTCAATTGCCCCTTCAACCCAACCATCACTCATATTTTCTAGACTTGCTTCTCGATATTCTCCAGTCCCGTCCTTTCCATATCCACTTCGACCAATCTTTTGACGAATCTGCTCAAATGTAAATAGTTCGTCAAGCTCTACGATACTCACTTCAGTCCAGGCGGCAATATGACATACTTCTCCAAAACTAAGGGTATCTGGATCAACTTTTATACAGAAGGAATACATCCCATCGATATGATCGAAGAATATGAGTTCTTCATTCTTGACGTCAGGTGCAGCCGGAGGGACTCTTACTTCCTCGTCTGATATTCTAACATATGAATTTCTAGGTACATCGTGTAATTTCATGTTAATTGAATTGATTAACTACTCTATTAAAAATACTAAAAAAAGTAGCCAAAGTAAAGATAAATAATAAAAAATCTAATTCAGATGAAGAACCCTGTGATGAACTACAATCAGTTTATGTCAGTATTTAAAAATGCTAGCAAAGGCTATAGCGGAAAAGGCAACGTTGCAAATAAAGACGCTAAGACTGGATCTAAAGTAAGCCAAGACCTAGCTGCTGATCCTATTAAAGGAAAAGGTACTCCTCACATTGACCGTTTTACTAAGCAACACTTAAGTAACGTTAAAAAGAAGAGCGCCGCTAAAGGAAAATAATTAGATTCCCTATGTCAAGAGCAATTGAAAGTTTCAAGGATTTTGCTCTTCTTGAAAAGAAGGGCGATCTTAAGAAGCTCGTTGGAAAGAAGCCTTCCGAAGAGCTAACCGTTAATGATGCAAAGAAGATTGGATCAAAGGTTGCCAAAATGGATGGAGAGAAGAAGCAAAAATTTGTTGGAATCATAAACTTTCTTGGAGCATCTTGCAATATTTACAACGAACTTTGGAAGAATTACACTAGAACTCGAGATAATCTAGAAAAGAAAAAAGATTGATATCGCCGAATGTATAATGAGATATATGAAGGATATTTCGAGGAAACTAGTGCAAAGGATGGAGGAGTAATCTTCCAAGCTGTATTAAGTCATGATATCTCATGGAAGATAAAGGACGGTAATACTGTATTCGACCAAAACAACATAAAGACTAGATTACACACAGTAGAGGTTTTTCCTGACTTGAATTACAAGAGTGGAGAAGCCTCTTCTGTTTATTATATACTTTCAGAAGTAAATATACTTAAGAGAAAATTCGATCTAGCGTCTAAGGCGATCAAGAGAATACTTAGTCCTGAGTATTCAGCAGAGCTTAATGATAATTCTAGTAACGAAAACGAAGTAACTCACAAGTATTTTGATGGAACTGAATTTGATATTAGTTTTACGACCGATCATGTCGTACTAAGAGAAGTATCATCATCCGGAATAGATTCTGGGTCTCCGTCGATTGTTATGAAAATATCAACAGGTCTAGTAGATCAAATGGATGGTAAACCAGTTAAAAGCTGGGAATCATTCAATGTCAACGTTAATGGAAATGGCGTAAATCAGGATCTAAACATGGGTTCTAATCCTACAATATCGAAGATTATGGAATACGATCAGATAGAAAATAAATGGGATCAAATTTTCCAGACTATAATTCCTTCTGTATCGATATCGTTTAGTGGAGATAGGGTAGATGTTGAAACATTCTCAAGAAGATCTAATAATCTCTCAAGTCATGTTACGGCTAATATAGAAAACATATTTTCTAGAGGTGAAGAATTAGATTCTGATGAAAGTTTAGACAACGAGCAAATAAATAATTAAAATAATCTAATTAAAATGGCAGGATTACCACATTGGGATAATTCACAAGCAGCAACAGGATATTATGAGCCGGTTTTCTTAAACCAGTTCGAGCTTATTATTACTCCACCTGCTGCTATCACAGAAAATGTAGACTTACTCGTAGAGCAAGTTCTTAAAGTTTCAGGACTTCCTGAGTTCTTAACAAGTGGAACCACTACTCAATCATATAAGTTTGCTAAAAGAGCGTATGCTAAGGCAACGCCTAACAATACATTGGTAGACAACTTAAAGGTTACCTTTGAAGTCAACTTAAATGATGAGAATAATATGTATGTCTATAATACATTAAGAGGTTGGGGAGATCTTATATATGATCCTTTAACTGGTAGACAAGGTCTTAAGAGAGACTATGTTGGAGAAATCTACCTAGGAATCTTCAATAAAGCTGGTGATATTTTTAGAGAATATAGATTCTCTCCAGCGTTCTTGAAAGAGCCACTACCTGCTATGAGTTTAGATTACACTGGAGATGGTATTTACCAAATCGATGCTACCTTCACTGCTGATACTTACAGAGAAACCAGAGTTGGACAAATAGAAGTTTAAAATAATCTTTAGAAGAAATGGAAATGTTTAATGTACATAGAAAAGACGTTCACAACTTCGACGATTATATGAATCTTAAGAAGCCAGCATTCGGTGGACCCAGTTCAGCTGAGCCCTTAAAGGATGGAAAAGGTAAGTTTGTGAATAAGGACAGAAAATTACAAGACTTCCAAAGAGTTGTTAAAAGAGACGAGGCTTTTGGAAATCAGGTTTTTAATCCAACTTATAAAGCAATGGGGGGAGATCTAGTTCACAAGCAAGAAGCTGGAAAGAATCCTTATAACTATCCGGATCCTTATAACAATGTTGGTATAGGAATGGTAGAGATTGGAGAATCTAGAGTAGATGAAGGAAAGTGTCAGAGCTTTAAGAGCTTCATTATGAACTCTTAATCTAGTCTGGTTATACTAAGACCTTCCACCATATCTAATCCATCGCCATCAAATTCCTTTGGCTCAATTAATTCGTAATTAAACGTTATTGGATAATATTCATTATCTATGAAGTGAATGGCGTTTCTAATAGTGCTAATAGAGATATTAGAATTGAGATATATGATATTCTTATATTTCTCATTCTTTATGTATATTGCCTTATCTAGAAGTTTCTTAATCTCGTAATTTATAAGAAACGATTGGACCTTATTAGGAACAATAAACTTTGAATTAAACTTATCCTTGATGATCTTGTTCACGTTCAAAATATAGTCCTCCTTACCTTTTTTGGAATAAATTGAGGTAAAGCTTCTAAATTCTCTTATGAATACAACATTTAGCTCTCTATTAGTTTCCTCCATAATCTAGCTTTAGGAGGGACACTCCTGCCTCCTTTAGTATTTTTAGACCGTCAAGGTCTCTATATTCTTCTTTGTATATTACTCTCTTTATGCCAGATTGAATTATTAGCTTACTACAGTCCCTACATGGAGAAAGAGTAAGATATAAAGTAGATCCATTAGAATCTTGGGTAGATTTGGCCAGCTTTGTAATTGCATTTGCCTCAGCATGTAATACATACCATTGAGTATCTCCGTTCATGTCCTCACAATCATTAGGAAATCCGCTAGGTGTCCCATTATATCCATCTGATATAATCATGTTACCTTTTACGATAAGAGCTCCTACTTTTTTTCTTTTACAACAAGAATTAGATGACCATTCGCTGGCCATCTTTAAGTAGGTTATATGTCTTTTTAGTTCCTTATCCTCTACCATAAATATTGAATTTATCTTCTTTACTTTCTGGTTTATTAGATTTATGTTTAATAATTCTACCTGATGGTAGAATACAAGAAGATATTAAGATTATGCCGAACCAGTTAACTAGGCTGATCTCTATTCCAATCAAGCTTATTACAAATAGCTTGTAGACTAACCAAGCAAGTATCGATATTATGAATTGATTTAATACCCATGATATTAATGCCGCTATAAATGCTAATACTACTTTAAAACCTTCCATTTTATTTATTTATGCTTTTTGAAATCCATGACATTAATTTGTCTTCAGTTGAAAAGCCAGATTCCATGTGGTCACTTAATATTTTTAGATCAGTCGATGGAGATCCATCGTGAGAAATCAGATTCTTAGATAGAGTTGGAATTTTAACAGGTTTAAACTCGTTTTCTAGCATTTCAGATACTAGATTAAAGTTTCTTTCATATACATGATATGAATCTACTATGTGAGTATAACTACCGAGCTTTAATCCAGGATGATAATATCTAAGGTGATTGAGAGCTTGCTGCTGTAAGACAGTAAAGAACGCAATATCGGTTGGAGTACCTAGAATTGCATCATTGGATCTCATGTGAATTGTTAAATTTAGCTTATAGTCTCTGATTTGCCAGATTCCATACATAGTACAAACAAAATCTTTATTTCCGACGTATTGATGTTGTGGTAAATTAAAGTGCATAATTGCTTGCCTAGAGTCTAGATCATTTTTCAGGCAGTTGATTGCCCATTGATACTGACTAAATCCAAATCTATTCAAATTCTTGAACAATAAGTATCCGTAGGATGAGTTTACTGTTCCATCCTCATTTTGAATACTCTCCCAAAATGAGGCGAATTTTTTAATGAACTCGACGTCATTCCTGCCTAGAAAATACCAAATTAACTCGGCTGCAATATACTTGCTTTGTGATCCTCTTCTTGAATTATCATATAAACATGATAAAGGATCTAAGATCTCTAGAGCTACGCCAA